ATGAAAATCGAGTTAACCATTGATCGCATGAAGAAACTTCCTGATGGATCTATACCTGCGCTCGAGTCAGAACTGCTGAAAAGGCTCAGCAAGCAGTTTGATGATTGCCAGCTTACGATTAAGCGTGCCAGCCATGATGGGCTGACTGTTTTCGGGGGTGACAAGAAAGAGGTCGAACATATCGTGCAGGAGACCTGGGAAAGCGCTGACGAGTGGTTTAATTAATCGCGTGAATTTCACTGGAGCAGTTTCAAAGAGTATTGCTGTTTGCGCTCCCCTGGCTGTTCCCGATTACTGTTTACCGTGTCAATAAGTCGCTCTGGGGGAAAGTAGTGTGTAGTGCAGATGCCTTTAATGCAGATGATCAATGGTACGACGTTGTCAGAAGGGCCGATAACGCAGTCATCTATAGCTTCCCGGCGGAAGGGAGATATCTGGTTTATCGAGTAAATGGAATAGTTTCATTACGACCGTTACTCGACGAGGAAGAAATCTTCACTCTCAACGGGTTTATGCAATTTGCAAAACGACTGGGGTACCGAGTTACACCACCGTCTGATATTATTCTTTCATAGGCCTGAACACCCTATACCTGATGCGCCACGGAGAGAACCATGGCGCTAGAATTACAACTTATCAAACACCATTCAGGAATACTGATCCCGGCTACTCCCGAGACCAGCGATATCCTGCAATCCAAAACCCGGCTCGGCGATGTTCTTGTGGCCGAGTTCAGACGTGTACGAAACCCGGCATTCCACCGACGCTTTTTCGCGCTTCTCAATCTCGGTTTTGAATACTGGGAACCAACCGGCGGGGCTATCTCGAGTAACGAGCGGAAGCTGATCACTGGCTACGCCAAGTTCCTTGCTTCGTATGGCGGGAATGAGGGCGCGCTGATCGATGCTGCTGAGCAGTATCTAGAGCAGGTTGCTTACCGGCGCGTCACGAATGGCATTAGCCTGTGCAAATCCTTCGATGCTTACCGCTCCTGGGTGATCGTTGAGGCAGGGCACTTTGATGCCATTCAGCTACCTGACGGCACACTCAAAAAGCATCCTCGCAGCATTTCATTCGCCAACATGGACGAGCCCGAGTTTCAGCAACTCTATAAAGCTGCGCTCGATGTCCTCTGGCGGTGGGTCCTGTCCCGTTCATTCCGCAGTCGCGATGAGGCAGAAAATGTCGCCGCACAGCTGCTTGGCTTCGCGGGGTGATCGAATGAAGTCTACATGGTTCCATCATACCGACTGTAGCACCGAACAGGCCGACGAACTGGTCAAGCGTTACAAAGCGCGCGGCGTGCGAGTTGAGCGCAGCCTTAACCAGGATTACGTGACCTGGACTGTCAGTGCATTCCTTCCGACCTCAAATACTCCAGCGCGCCCGGATAGCCGCTGGCGAAACCGGATGTGGGGATGAATGTGAAAACATATCAAATCACTTTGCCCTGGCCGCCGAGCAACAACCGGTATTACCGGCACAACCGCGGGCGCACTCACATTAGCGCAGATGGCGTCGCGTATCGCTATGCGGTCGCCAGTCTCATTCGAAGCGCCCGGCTTAATATTCGGACAGCTGTACCACTCAAAATCCGAATTGAATGTCACATGCCCGACCGCCGACGCCGCGATCTGGATAACCTGCAGAAAGCTGCATTTGACGCTTTGACCAAGGCGGGATTCTGGCTGGATGACAGCCAGGTAATCGATTATCGCGTTGTGAAAATGCCTGTCGTTAAAGGCGGGAAATTAAAACTCACCATTACCGAGCTGGAGACCGCATGAACCTTGAAAACACTCTCAAATATCACTTTGCCAAATCGACAATGATTAGCGACTCTCCGCGTGCAACGGCGTCAGACTCATTAACTGGGACGGATATCATGGCCGCTATGGGCATGACGCAGGAACGGGCAGCATTGGGTTACAGTGCTTTTCTCGGGAAAATGGGCATCAGCAACAATGACCGGGAGAGGGCGATTGAATTGCTGGCCCAGTATGCGCTGACTAAGTGCGATCGGGTGGCGGCGCTGCGCAAGCTGGAGCCAGGGGTTAAACCACTGGTGATGCATCAGCTGGCCACCTTCGCGTTCGAAGACTATTCCCGCAGCGCCGCCAGCGTGAAGCAGTGCGATGGCTGCAATGGGGAAGGGTTTATTGACGCTGAGGTTTTCAGCATGAAGTCTCACACTCCGGCAAAAGAGAAGAAGTTCGTGAAGATGTCTTTGCACATGGGCGCGGAGGATATTCGTCCTTCTGAGTATGAGGTGCATAGACAGGTCAGGGAGGTAGCGCGCGTTCTCTGCCCTCGGTGTAAGGGGAAGAAGGTAGTAAGCTGTGCCTGTAAAGATTGTCATGGCCGCGGGAAAGCTGTTAATCACGCTCTTACAGATCAGCAGGGCGTTCCGGTACTGGCTGATTGCAAGCGCTGCAGTGGGCGAGGGTTTGAGCGAATTCCATCAACTGAGGCTTACGCAGCTTTAAGTGAGATAACGGATGCAATCAGTCTCGATACATGGAAGAAATCTGTTAAGCCATTCTACGATCAACTCATCACCAGGTTTGACATCGAAGAGGCCTGGGCTGATGCACAGCTCAAGCAGATAACAAAATAGGGCGTTATTTTATCGTGAGCTATTTACTTTTCCCGAATCTGTGGTAGTTTTCCTCTAACGATGGATTATTGCCTTCGTTTAAAGCCCTGCGGTTAACCCCGTGGGGCTTTTTGCTTCTGTCGATTTAAGAATTATTGAAGAGCTAGCGCTGTAACGGAAAAATAAGCGATGCTTCGCCAGCTGCGAGCCTTTTAGTATCCATGGAAGAAGAAGCGAATCTTCAAGCCGATAAACTTCAACACTGGCCAGACATAATGTTGGATTAAATATAGGACAGGTGGAACAACTAATGTCGCACCAGTTGCGAAGAATGCGTATACCGCCGAGTCCTTTGCGATTAATGAGTAATTTAGGTTAAGTGTTTCAAGATTAATTGCATTGGCTATACTCGAACCTACAAATCCAGAGCCAAAAACAACCAGAAACACATAAAGTGATGCTGTTATGAGCTTTAAAATTAGCCAAATGTATTTCACGATGGACACCTGCTGATTGATGTCATCTTTTTACACAAATGTCATCTGTTTAGCTAGGTTATAGGTCGCTTGGTTCTAAATAATACCCTGCTCATTGCCTTACCCTCACCTTGCCAGCCTGTCGCTGGCTTTTTCATTTCAGGCTCCTAGAACCATCATCGACACGCCTTCTTGTTAAATCGTCCCGACGGACAGACCCTTTTCTAACACACAGCACCCGCTAACTACGCGAGGTGAGAGTATGTATCGCATGGACAAACTAACCACCGGTGCTGCTTACGGCGCTTCAGCCGGTAGCATCCTAAACGGCATGCTGAATGCCTACAGTCCCGAGCAGTGGAACGCTATCGGCGTGCTGGTGGGCATCATCATCGCTGTACTGACGTATCTAACGAATCTCTATTTCAAAATCCGCGAAGACAACCGCCGCAGCAGGAGCCGAGATGAACCCGACACTCCGAAATAAGCTGGTGGGCGCCGTTGTTGGCGGCGCCAGCGCAATCACTATTGCAGCTGTGATGCTGGGCAATGCGGATGGACTTGAAGGAAGACGCTATTACGCTTATCAAGACGTCGTTGGTGTCTGGACTGTTTGCGATGGGCATACCGGCGCTGACATTCGCCGCGGTCACAGATACACCGATAAAGAATGTGACGCTTTGCTTCAATCCGACCTGCGCAAGGTAGCTGCAGCTATCGACCCGCTGATTAAAGTCCATATTCCCGAAACCACTCGTGCCGCACTTTACTCTTTCACCTACAACGTAGGAGCTGGAGCGTTTAGCAGATCGACGCTGCTGAAAAAAATAAATTTCGGCGACGTTCCGGGTGCATGCAAAGAACTGCAGCGCTGGACGTATGCCGGTGGCAAACAGTGGAAAGGGCTTATCACTCGGCGCGAGATTGAGCGTGAAGTTTGCGAGTGGGGCCAGAAATGAACCGATTAACAGCAACCATCTTTGCTGTAGTTATCTGCCTTCTGGTTTCCATGGCATGGGCGATTAACCATTATCGCGACATCGCCATCACCTACAAAGATCAGCGGGATAAAGCCACTGAGAAACTCAGCCTGGCAAACGCCACCATCAAAGACATGCAGACCCGTCAGCGTGATGCAGCGGCACTTGATGCTAAATACACGAAGGAATTAGCCGATGCGAAATCACAGCTTGAAGATCTGCAGCGTTGCGTTAGCACTGGTAAGTGTGGGCTGCACGTCAACGCCAGATGTCCCTCGAACGGAACGGCCGGAACCGGCAGCCTGGGCGATGCTTCCAGCCCCCGACTTACTGACTCCGCTGAACGGGATTATTTCACCCTCAGAGAAAGAATCGTCACAGTGACAAAGCAGGTCGGATATTTGCAGGACTACATCAAAGAGCAATGTATGAAATAGAGCCTCATCCGTAAGGTTCTGTCACTATTTCTCTTCTGGACACTAGCAATAGCAAATATTTTAAGCGCATTTTGATAGGTTGGATGACGCCAAAAAAATGCTCTCGCAAAGAGAGCTAAAGGAGTCTCAGTTTCACTTGCTCTTTTTATCGATGATTCCCTGGAGTTGGCATTCTCCGCATCAGAGTCTTGGATAGCCTGGCAGTCAACCAGTAATCAACAAGCGTAAGCGAAAAGTATTAGGAATTTCCTCAGATTGGCAGTCTTTGATGGTTCTTACTTGTTGCACATGCTCTACCTAATATCCCCTATAAGAAGATTAGATTTCACTCGAAATTACACACACTAAAAGGAACGGGTTGAACTGCGTTCGGCCATAAAAAATGCCCCTGATACGGGGCAAGTATTAGTCGAATCTTTTGTAATGTTTATGTGCTTCTTGCTCTAAGGCTTTGGCAAAATAACATCTCAGCCAGATATTGCAAATTAAATGCACTTTTAAATGCAATAACGTGAAGCCCCTCATCCTGATCTTTCAATCTCAGGCGGAAACGGCAATCATTAATAGCTGGTTTCCCTGTGGCGGAAGGTTTTGACTTGGCCCTGTTCATAGTGGCAGGGATGTGTCTGATTGTTCTTCTTGTCATGCGCCAATTTTGAACAAATGAGGCTGCGGGCTTCCGGGGACTAAGAGACGATTCACCAGGAGGCATCCTGCACCACATGGCAAAAGCTCTTGTAATGATGAAGGAGCTTTTTTTATCATTATTTGGGGCATCACTGACGCTGGGAACCCCATTGGGGACAAGCTGAACGTTAGCCCATTCAGCATCTGTAACACAGGTAGTCTACTATTTACATACAGTTAGGTTAAAGGCAGCTCATCTATGACTGTCGCCTTACTTGATAATGGAAATAGTAAACGGCCAAAAGAGGTAATAATGAAAATTGAAGAACTGACGAACAAGGCAGAAGAAGAAATTTCTGCCCTCATATCAAAAAAAATTTCAGAGTTACGAAAAAAAACAGGCCATGAAGTTTCCGAAATTGAGTTTATCGCTCGTGAAGCGATGACAGGTCTTGAAGGGTACGAGGTCAAAATCAAACTCCTTTAATCGTAACTTCACAAAACAAGGTCGCTCATGCGGCCTTTTTTATCGCTATTTGACAGTGAGTAACGCAAGGAAAAAACATGGCAAAACCGGACTGGGGCGAGCTTCAGCAACGGTTCCTGTCCGAACATGCCAAAACAGGCGTATCACCGAAGGAATGGTGTGAAGCGCAGGGACTTAATTACGCTACCGCCCGCCGATACATCAAAAAGCCTACTGCGCAAACTGCGCAAAAACCTGCGCTAAAAAAAGTGCGCACTGCGCAGAAAGATAAAAGCGCAGATGCGCTGACCGAAATCTCTCTGGCCGAGATTTAGGTGGTCGATTATCCGCGGTTAATGGTCGTGTCCTCAAACTTGACCGGGTGCCAAGTGCTATGGCCGGTGACAGGATAATGGTAAACCTGCCGTCGGGTATTACCCAATCCCGGACGATTCAGTCCCTGTCCGGTGAAATGGTCACCGTAACAACTTCCTTTAGTGAACTTCCGCAGGCTGAGGCTGTATGGGTAATTGAATCTGATGAACTCTATGCGGAGCAGTACAGGGTAATTAGTGTCACCGATAACAATGACGGGACATATACCATCACGGGGGCAAATCACGATCCGGATAAATATGCCCGTATCGATACAGGTGCCGTTATAGATCAGCGGCCAATAAGTGTAATACCACTTGGTAATCAGTCGCCGCCAGTCAACATCGCGATCAGCTCGTTTTCGGTGATTCAGCAAAATATCAGCGTCGAAACCATGCGCGTAAGCTGGGACCAGGCACAAAATGCCATCGCCTATGAGGCGCAATGGCGCCGCAATGACGGGAACTGGGTTAACGTTCCGCGCAGCTCCACCGCTTCCTTTGACGTTTCCGGCATCTACGCCGGACGGTACCTGGTGCGCGTGCGTGCTATCAACGCAGCGGAAATTTCATCCGGGTGGGGATATTCAGAAGAGAAGACGTTGACCGGCAAAGTGGGCAATCCGCCCAAGCCAGTGGGCTTTATGGCTACGGGCATTAACTGGGGTATTCGTCTGAACTGGGGGTTCCCGGGAAACACCGGCGATACCCTCAAAACAGAAATCCAGTACACGGCCAACAGCGACTTTTCCGATCCGTTGCTGCTATCGGACGTACCTTATCCATCTGCTGAATATACCCAGCTCGGGCTGAAAGCCGGGCAGGAATTCTGGTATCGCGCGCAGTTGGTTGACAGAACGGGTAACGAGTCCGGCTATAACTATATTTTCCAAAAGCAGCCTAACTGTGACATTACGCTGAAGCACGATATTAAATATGATGATGGTTATCAGTCATACGAGAATATCAAGAAATTCCTGCCAGCAACTTACGTCTACAACGATGACCCTCGTGAGAGAGTTCGCCGAGGTGTAATCGCTCAGGACGTCATGAAGATTGATAGTGAGTACGTAAAGCTGGTCCCTGCTGCGCCAAAGTTTGATAGCGAAGGAAACAGGGTTGATGCTGATGATACGTTGGCACTGGATAACAACGTTATCATGCTTGATACCGTGCTGGCATTGAACTACATCATTAAACAGCTGGAGGCAACACAGAAAGAGCTCCAGAAGCTTAAAGCGGAATCATGAAGTCTTAGCTTTCAGCCGCAGCCCGTGCAGGTACTCAACTGGCTTTGTCTCACTCAGGTCTGCTTACAATCTGCCATTATAGAAAAATTTACAAAAGAGATAATTCGAAACGAGAGAGAAGCTTAGAAACGAAACGGCGAAGCTTTAAGCAGTGACGATAGGGCCTGAATCTTGCGGACACTTAGAAATAAAACTACTGTATATAAAAACAGTGTTTGGGGTGTGCATAATGGAATTCATCAGGCCAACAGAACTGCGAGAAATTATCGCTCTTCCGCTTTTCAGTGACTTAGTGCAGTGTGGTTTCCCAAGCCCTGCCGCTGATTACGTTGAACAGCGTATCGATCTCAATGAGTTACTGGTTACTCACCCGAGCTCAACATATTTCGTTAAGGCCGCTGGTGACTCAATGATCGAGGCGGGTATCAGCGACGGTGATCTGCTGGTGGTTGATAGTTCGCGAACTGCTGAGCATGGTGACATTGTCATTGCCGCGGTAGAAGGGGAATTCACTGTTAAGCGCCTGCAGCTACGCCCGACAGTCCAACTCATCCCAATGAATAGCGCCTACAGTCCGATTGTTGTAGGCAGCGAAGATACGCTGGACGTTTTCGGCGTTGTTACTTTCATCGTCAAATCGGCGAGCTGAGTATGTTTGCGCTCTGTGATGTGAATTCGTTCTACGCATCATGCGAGACCGTATTCAGGCCTGACCTGAGAGGGTGCCCGGTTGTCGTTCTCTCGAATAACGATGGCTGTGTAATCGCACGCAGTGCCGAGGCTAAGGCCGCTGGAATTACAATGGGAGAGCCTTTCTTCAAGCAAAAGGACTTATTTCGGCGCGCTGGCGTTGTTTGCTTCAGCAGCAATTACGAGCTGTATGCTGATATGTCGAACCGGGTAATGACGACGCTAGAGGAAATGAGCCCCCGCGTCGAAATTTACAGTATCGATGAAGCTTTTTGTGATCTTACTGGAGTGCGAAACTGCCGGGACCTGACCGAGTTCGGCAAGGAGATCCGCGCTACGGTTCTAAAGCGTACACACCTCACCGTTGGCGTTGGCATTGCCCAGACAAAAACACTCGCTAAACTCGCCAACCACGCCGCAAAGAAATGGCAGAGGCAGACGGGTGGAGTTGTTGATTTGTCCAATATCGATCGCCAGCGTCGGTTATTGGCAATTGTGCCTGTGGAGGATGTCTGGGGCGTCGGCAGGCGCATCAGTAAGAAGTTGAACGCCATGGGCATCAAAACGGCTCTGGACCTCTCAGAACACAGCACATGGATTATCCGTAAACACTTTAACGTAGTGCTCGAGCGAACTGTCCGGGAGCTGCGCGGCGAACCATGTCTGGAGCTGGAGGAGTTTGCACCAGCAAAGCAGGAAATTGTCTGCAGCAGGTCTTTCGGCGAACGGGTCACCGTGTACGAACAAATGCGCCAGGCTATCTGCAGTTATGCTGCCCGTGGTGCGGAAAAACTACGTGGTGAGCACCAGTATTGCCGTTTTATCTCGGCGTTCGTGAAGACATCACCCTTTGCCCTAAATGAGCCATATTATGGCAACAGTGCATCAATGAAGCTTCTCACCCCCACTCAGGATTCACGTGACATTATCAACGCTGCAGTAAAGTGCTTGGACAAAATCTGGCAAGACGGTCACCGGTACCAGAAAGCCGGAATCATGCTAGGTGACTTCTTCAGCCAGGGCGTGGCACAGCTCAACCTTTTTGACGATAACGCGCCGCGGTCCGGTAGTAAAAGGTTGATGGAGGTGCTAGATCACCTGAACGCGAAAGAGGGTAAAGGAACTCTCTACTTTGCCGGGCAGGGAATACAGCAGCAGTGGCAGATGAAGCGTGAAATGTTATCTCCTCGATATACGACTCGACTAACAGATCTGCCAGTAGTTAGATAATTGCTATCGTTTAGTAGCGATACAAAAATTTTAAGTCCTGGCAAAGAATAAAAAATTATACTAGCCTCAAAATGCTTGAATCTAAGCAATGCTATGGTACACAACCTTTCTGAACCTTCAGTACCCCGCTTTGTAATGGCGGGGTTTTTTCATCGTATACTTAAAGTGCCAAAAATTGCATGTTTAGCCCGGGAGATAATTATGTATGATTGAGACTGAAAGCATAATGCTTATTTTTTTTGACTAGATTTCGTAAATCTAATAGTTTAAATATGTGGTGAATCCCCCTAAGCGGAGGGGCGAACAGTCAAATTTTGCAGTATGCTCGCGTTTCTTGAGACTGGAAGAGAAACACCGGGAGGCACCCGGCACCACATTCTATTTTATCAATGATTATTTGTGCCTTCTTTATGGTTTTGTGATCATTATGTTACTATAAGCTCAATGTAAACTAAAAAAGGGGGACATCACCCCCAAATGAAGAACAATATAGTTATAATGACTGCTGGACTATTTTCTATATTTTGGAAGGGGAGTAAAAGTTAATAATTCTTGACTAATCGTTATTGGTTAGGTGATGTCAATCAATAGGAATAATTAGAGGAATATCATTCTAAAATACCAATATCAATGATATTAATGTCTTGCGATTTATTTCGTTGGGAGTGGTGAAGGGGGGGGCGTGCTTTAGCTATGATGAATAAACTAAAAAAGTTAATATTTTCTCAGGTGTTTGTATTGACTTTATTGTCTTCACTAGAAAATATGTTCTGGCCTCCCTGTGTTTTGGGTGGTTATGTCATTGCTGTTGTAATTTATAAAGAATGTTCAATATATGTAACGTGACGTGGTGTATAATGTCAATGGAGATTTATGGATTTGAGCATAAAATCATTCTATTTCTTTTTTCGTTCGATTATATTGCATTTATTGCCTCGATTAACTCCGGCCTCTGATTTTTAACATTACCCACAGCGCGCGATACCACGTGCCAGAAAAACTTGTCTGCTTGCACTGCACCGTCGGCTGCTATCTCTTCAGCTTCCTTCCCGCCTATATCTTGGCGCATCCATTCGCGTGCTGCTTCCGGTGACAAAACCAGTGGCCGCCTGTCATGAATATCAACCAGACCTTTACCAGCTGCGGACGTAACTATCAGAAAGCCCTCTGCTTCGTCTCCACGATCAAATGGCGTGCTGCCGATTGCCGCCATAAATATGGGTTGCTCGTCGGCCCGGTGAATGAAGTAGGGCTGTTTCTTTTCGCCTTCCTTCTTCCATTCGAACCAACCGTCTGCGAAGCAGATTGCCCGACCGTGTTGCCATAACGGCTTAAACATGCGGCTTGTGGCTGCAGTTTCAACGCGCGCGTTAATCAGTGGCGGCTTATTCCACCACCCGGGCGCGTAACCCCAGAGCACCGGATCGAGATGCAAATGCTCGTCGCGTTCGCTCAACAGCAGTACTTTTGTGCCTGGCGCCACGTTGTAACGTCCGATCGTTTCGGGGTCATAGGCGATGTTGCGATCTGCTTCATCGGCCAGGTATGCCAGATATTCTTCACGGGTTTGGGATTGTGCAAAACGTCCACACATCGGGCACCTCCAGTTGTCAGACTGAAAGTATAGGCACAGATAAGCACGCTAAATGGGTACCAATGCATTGCCTGTCTATCTACTCCAGTTAAAGCATTGGTTCAACGATCGCTTTATTGAAAATTCCTGTTTCAATAACTTCACTGTGAAGGCTATGAGGGATGATAACAGGAATTTTTATACCAGGATAAAGTTGAGTAAGAGCCAGGGTTCTGTGCCGACCATCCATGATACGGAATGGCGAGGTCATCTCCGGATACTCGACAATACCGTTGGCAATGTAGCTTTTAACTTTGTGCCAGCGAATTGGGTCGATGTTAAATGCCTCATCCCCCATGCTTTCCAGAATTTTTAAACCATCGGCAAAAATGATGCATCCACCCTCTTGAGCAAACACTGGAGGTAGAATGAAACGAATGTCGCTGAACTTAGGGTAGACAAACGGTTCATCGTCTTTTGGAATGTCGTCAAAGGATCCAAATCTGAATTTACCGAGGTGAGTGTGGAGGAATTCCTCCGGAAGGCGAGAGAATAATTGTTTCAT